TTTAGATAAATATTCAATAGGGCAATCGGTAAAAGTTGCAATTAACATTCGAGGCAATTCTTATAATGAAAAATGGTATTGCTCATTAAATGGATGGAAAATTGAATTAAGTGGCGAAGCTACTGATCCAAATAATATTCAAGTTGTAGAAGCTGAGGTTGTCAATTTAGAACAACCAGACGATTTACCATTCTAAAACAAAAACGCCCTAATTAATTTTAGGGCTAATGTTTTTTATATTTAAATTTTTTTTATATTTGTAAAGTCGAAGCACTACCGACAGGAAAATATTTAGTCTAACGACTAATCGAGAAACCCTGAATGATAGTAGTGCATCATATCAGGGTTTTCTCATTTTTAAAAGTTATGAAGCCAACAAAAAGAAAAGCGTTTAATTTCTTAAGAAGTTATTTTGATGTATTTAATGAATTAAAAGATGACAAGGATAAATTGGATTTTTTAACTTCTATTATTAATAAACAATTTTTAAATGAGGATCCAAAAGATTTATCATTTATTGTAAAACTATGTTATGAAAGTCAAAGACATAGTATAGAGTCTAGTGTAAAAGGTTGGTTAAGAGTTAATAACACTGATATTTTAGGAGACCCTATGACTAACCCCCCGACTAACCCCTCGACCAACCATACAACTAACCCCAAAGAAGAAGAAGTAAAAGAGAAAGTAAAAGAGAAAGTAAAAGAGAAAGTAAAAGAGAAAGTAAAAGAGAAAGTAAAAGATATACCCGCTTTTAATGATTTTTTAGAATACGCAAAAACAAAAAAGAAAAATGTTTGTGAGGTAGCTTTAAAATTAAAATACGATTCTTGGATTGAAAATGATTGGAAAGATGGTAATGATAAAAAAATTACTAATTGGAAAACAAAAATTTTAAATACATTGCAATACATTCAAGAAAAAAAATCAACTAATAACGGAATGGTTTATTAATTATGGATTATAGAGATTTTAATATAGATATTCGTAGCAGCAAAACAACTGGAGAAATACAATGTATTTGTCCTGAATGTAGTCATACGAGAAAAAAGAAAAACGACAAATGTTTGTCTGTTAATTTAGATAAGCAAACTTGGTTTTGTCATCATTGCCAATGGAAAGGAAATCTAAAAAATACTATTGAAAAAATAGAATACATTAAACCAGAATGGAAAAACAAAACTGATTTAGATAAAACTACCGTTCAATACTTTGAGGATAAAAGAAAAATTAATCAAAATACTTTAATTGATTTAAAAGTTACTGATAGTATTGAATTTATGCCTCAACTTAATACAGAATGTTTAAGTATTAATTTTAATTATTTTAGAAATTCCGAATTAGTAAATATTAAATATAGAGGCAAAAACAAATCTTTTAAATTGCACAAAGGATCTGAATTGATATTTTATAACTTGGATGCAATAGCAAATCAAAAAGAAGTTATTATTTGTGAGGGCGAAATTGATGCGATGACTTTTCACCAATGCGGGTTTAAAAATGTAGTTTCAGTTCCAAACGGTGCAAATGCAGCTAATAACAATTTAATTTATTTAGACAATTGTATTGATAGCTTTGATACAATAGAAACTTTTTATTTAGCAACAGATAACGATATAAATGGCAGAAAATTACGAATTGATTTAGCTGAAAGATTTGGTATTGAAAAATGTAAATATATCGAATTTGACGAGTTTAAGGATGCAAACGATTTATATATTCATAAAGGAGCTGCTGCAATAAAAGACGCTTTCATAAATGCAAAATTATTTCCTTTGGAGGGTGTTTTTACCATTGAGGATATAGATTTTGAAATAAATGATATGTATCAAAACGGCTTGGATAATGGAGTTGGAATTGGTGACAAAGAATTTGATAAACATTTAAGATTTGCAAAAGGATATATTACAACTATAACTGGAGTTCCTGGACACGGTAAGTCAGATTTTTTAGATCAAATTGCAATCAAATTAAATTTAGAACATAATTGGAAATTTGCTTTTTATAGTCCAGAGAATAAACCAACGCGTTTGCACTTTTCAAAATTAGCTAGAAAAATAGTTGGTAAAAAATGGTTTGGTGATGGTAGGCTCTCAATAAATGAAATGAATGATGTAAAAAATCATTTGAACGGAAAGTTTTGGTTTATTAAACCCGAAAAGGATTTTACGCTTGAATCAATTTTGAGTCACGTTAAAAAGTTAAAAGCTACTAACGGAGTTGATGCTTTTGTAATTGATGCTTGGAATAAATTAGAGCATAAATACGGACAAAGTGAAACTAAATATATTGGCGAAAGTTTGGATAAACTAGGAACGTTTTGCGAGGAAAATAATGTACACTGTTTTTTAGTTGCTCACCCAACAAAGATTTTAAAAAATAAAGATACCCAAATGTATGAAATACCAAATCTTTATAATATTTCTGGATCTGCAAACTTTTACAACAAAACAGATAATGGTATTACAGTTTATAGAAACTTTCAAGAAGAAAAAACTGAGGTTTATATCCAAAAGGTAAAATTTTCACATTGGGGCGAAATTGGAAAAGTTGAGTTTAAGTACCATTTAGATAGTGGGAGGTATGTTCACGAATATGAAACTAAAATAAATAATTGGATTAGTAAGAATATTGAAACAAAAGAAGAACCTATAAAAGTATTAGGTAGTTTAACCGATGCTTTTGGAGATATGTATAATGAAAACGATGACGTTTTATTTTAAATTAAAAATTATGACAAGACAACAAGCAGAAAACATTTTATATGAAATGTGGGAAAACGGAGAAATACCTAGCAATTTTACAGAGGATCATTCAGAATATGAAACAGTTGTAAAATTTGTAATGGCTAATGGATATATTGACGCAGACGATATTTGGTATTCAAACCTATGAAAATACAAATCAGAACCAACGTAATTAACGGCAAGTTAAACCGAAATAGAAATCTTTTGATTGATGCAATACAATCGTTTGAAAACAAAGAAATAACGATTACAATTGAAAAAGCTAAAAAACAACGCTCAAATCAACAAAATCGTTTTTACTATGGTTGTATATTGCCAATCGTAAAAAACGCCTTAAAAGAAGCGGGACATATCTTAAACGATGAATCAGTACACGATTTAATAAAACTAAAATTCTTAAAAGAAACTTTGTTTATAAATGAGGCTACTGGCGAAGTTGTAGAGCGTATAAAATCAACTACTGAATTAAGCACATCGCAGTTTATGGATTTTCTAGCTGAAATAAATAATTTTACGCAGGAATATTTTAACGTTACCTTGCCAAGCCCAAACGATGATATTAAATTAAATTTTGATTGATAATTATAATTTATTTTATATATTTGTAAAAGCAATCTACTACTTGCGTTTAAGAAATTTAGTCTAACGACTAACGACAAAGCCTTAAAGATGTGTAGTAGCTCTTTAGGGCTTTTGTCATTTTAATTTATTATGGAAATAGAAATTTGGAAAGATGTTCCTGAATATGAAGGTTTATATCAGGTAAGTAATTTTGGAAACGTTAAGAGTTATAAATCAGGATTAGAAAAGATATTAAGTCCTTCTAAAGATTCTTGGGGTTATTTACAATTAGGTTTAATAAAAAATTTAACTAGAAAAACATTTAAGGTTCATAAATTAGTAGCTATGGCTTTTTTAAATCATAAACCATGTGGTTTAAAATTACAAGTTGATCATATAAATAAAAATATATTAGATAATAATGTAAAAAATTTACAAATTTTAACAGCTAGAGAACATAAACATAAAGATTGTAAAAAAGGATCAAGTAAATACATTGGTGTTTCATTTGATAAATCAAGAAATAAATGGCATTCTCAAATTACTATAAATGGTAAAAATAATAATTTAGGTAGATTTAAAAATGAATATGATGCACATTTAGCATATCAAAATAAATTAAAAGAAATAGAAAAATGAATAGATTGTATATAGGTATTGATTGTGATGTACATAAAAATGGCGTCGGGTTTTGGTACAAGGAAAGCAAAAAACTAGAACTTGAAAACCTTACTTTTTTTGAGTTATTCGATGCAATAAAACAATTAAAAATACGTTATAATATTAGTGTTATTATTGATGCGGGTTGGTTAAACAAATCAAACTTTCACGTTGTAGGAACTAACAAAAACGTTAACGGTAAAATTGGCGAGCGTGTTGGAGCAAATCACGAAACAGGAAAGAAAATAGTTGAAATGTGCGAATATTTAGGAATTGAATATCAATTGCACCGCCCGACAAAATCAAAGGTTAATAAAGAAGTATTTGAGAAAATAACAGGGTATAAAGGTAGAACCAACCAGGAAACACGTGACGCTGGTTTATTAGTATTTGGATTATGAAAAACTATATCAAAATAAAAGACGTTAAAATATACCTAGACGATCGTATTCAAACATCGCCTCTAGGACGTGATTTTAGACTAAGTTCAATACAAAAGGATTTACAATCTCCGAGTAAATGGTTAGGAGGTATTGAGTGCTGGTGCTGGATTTATCGTTTTAGATACTTAGATACTGACGGTTTTTTCTCCTTTTACTTCGATTATAATAACAAATTTTTATATAAATTATGAAAAATAATATTTTATTCTCAAGAGTTTGGGAAATGCCAAATTCAAATACTTTTAAAATAAAATGTATTAATAAATTAATTCATAAATATTTAAAAGACGGAATGATTAGTATTGATCCATTTGCAAACACTTCAAAGCTAGCAAAAATCACAAACGATTTAAATTCAGAATATAAAACTGATTATAATTTAGATGCTGTTGATTTCTTAAAACAATTTGAAAATAATTCTGTTGATTTTGTTTTTTACGACCCACCTTATTCACTTAGACAAGTTAGCGAATGTTACAAAAATGTAGGTGTTGAGGTTACAATGGAAACGACTCAAAGCAGCTGGAGATCAAAACATATAAATGAAATATCTAGAATATTAAAACCAAACGGTATAGTTATGTGTTTTGGATGGAATAGCTCAGGAGTAGGAAAAAAAAGAGATACAGAATTAATTGAAATATTAATGGTTGCACACGGTGGTAGCCATAATGATACAATTTGCACCGTAGAAAAGAAAATATTAACTTTATTTTAATAAAATAATTAAATTATACTAAAAATGAAAAACATACACGTATTACCAACAGAGAAACCAAGTAATTTATTTAAAGACATAAAAAATAAATTAATGTTCAAAAAAGATTGGATAGAAATACCTATTGGTAGAGTTAACCAAAACATATACATCAATTCTGATAAAGAAATTAAAGGAGGAGATTACTATTATGATTATTTTATAAAACAAATAGGTATAGCTAACAATAAACCTATTGGAAATGATTGTAAAAAAATCATCCTAACAACAGACCAAGACTTAATAAAAGATGGTGTACAAGCTATTAATGATGAGTTACTTGAATGGTTTGTTAAGAATCCGAGTTGTGAGTTTGTTGAAGTGAGAGAAGAAGAAGTTTTTGTAGGTTTTATAGATGGAAATGGAAAGAAACCAATTTATGATGACGAATACAAAATCATCATTCCAAAAGAAGAACCTATTAGAAAAATAGATACTTGTTATAATTTTTGTAAAGAAATTGGTTGTGTACAAGATATTTGTAGATGCGAAGAAGAAGAATATAATAAACAATTACAAAAAAAACAATCTAAAATAATATACTCTGAACAAGAAGTTAAAAATATGCTTTTTGACTTTGCAGATATAATTTATAATAATTTTCAAAATAGGAGTATTTATGATTTTGAATTAAGATATTTAGAAAAAGATATTTTAAGAGAATATAGAGAAATGAGAGACTTTGATTTATAAAAATAAATAATATTAAAATTATATAAAATGGAAGCAAAACAAACAGCAGTTGAATGGTTAATAGAACAATTCAGTTCAAAAGAATTTATGTATAAAGATAGAACAAATATTATTGAACAAGCTAAAGAAATAGAAAAAAATAATAAAACAAAATTTAAAATAAAAGTATTTAAAAATGATGAAATTGATGCTTTTGGAGCTTATGCTAGTCCATCAATTAAAAAAAATGATTTTGGAATAGTTTTATTTAATGTTGAAGCAAACTTAATAACTAGTTTAGAAGAAGATATAACTTTTAAAGAAATGTTTATAGAAACAATAATGCATGAGGTTGGTCATGCTTTAGAGGAATTTTATGATTTAGAATTTAATGAAGAAAGAATAGATAATATAATAGATAGTTATAGAAATAAATATATAAAACAATGAAACAACAACTTGAAAACCAACTCCAGGCGCTATTAGACAAAAGAGAAAAACTTTATAGAAAAGCCTTAAATGATGAGATTTTGAATGATAAAATTAGAGAAGTACAACTATTAATTAAAATACAGAAAGATGACACTAATACAAAAATTAAGAACGGTAGTAGTAATGCAATTAAGAAGTGGTAGAGACGAATCAAGAGATTTAGAAAAAATAGCAGACGATTACGCTATTGAGTTTGCAGAGTGGTTATCAATGTTTACTCAAGAATTTGAAGACGGAGATTTAAGGTTTTGGAATAAGGATAAATGGGAACTAAAATCAATGAAAGAACTATTAGAAATATACAAAAAAGAAAAAATGTTATAATGAAAAAAATATCAAATCTATACGTTGCTGAGGTACTTCGCAATAAAAAGCTATTTAATCACCATTTAAACTTTAAGAAGTTAAAAGATTGGAGTAAGGGGGATTTTTTAGAGTTTGATGAGATAGTAAACGGAGAACGTCCTAAAAGAGTATTTGATAGGATTACATCGCCAAAAAAACATTATCCTTACAAGCCAGTAGATCCAGCAATTAAAAAAGTACCCAATCAAAAAAATGTTATACGCTTTGAAGATGGGAAAATATATCGAACTTTAAAAGAGTGCGCTATTGAAAACGGGCTATCTCAATGGACTTTGTCTCGAGCTTTATGTGGAAAATCCACGTATGAAAATATGCATATTCGATTTAGTTTTATTTAGAATTAATATAAATAACGAAAACATTTGCGTATTTAAAAAAGTCAATATATATTTGTCAAATAAAACGATGGGGGTCGTTCAAAGATTAAAACGTTCTTATAATAAAAAATTTACTTAAACAATTTTTTGGGAATACTTTTTAAACTTGGGTTTCTGTTAATCTTTACCAAGTTATTTTTAAACTTTAAATTAAATGTTGTATATTTGTATTAGTAGAGTCGTCGCTACAAATAAAAATTTTATACAAATTCCAGCATTGATAAAGACGACGACCTTTTGATATGCTGGTTTTTTATTTATGGAATGGAAAGCAGTTTTATTTAATGGTTTAGAAACTAATGTTGAAGTTACTAAATGTGGTCGAGTTAGAAAAGTAAAAGTTAATTGGATTAATTGCAAAACAAACATAGGAGAGTTTGATTTTAATAAATTAAAATTACATAAAAATGGATATAAACAAATTAATGCAAAAATTAAAAATTATAAACATAAAAGTTTTTTTGTTCACCAATTAGTAGCAGCTGCATTTTTAGATTATAAATTTCAAGGTCATAAAATGGTTGTTGATCATATAGACTCAAATAAATTAAATAATCATATTGATAATTTAAGAGTTATTACACATAGAGAAAATACATCTAAAGAAAGAAGTATTAAAAAAGGACTACCTGTTGGCGTTAGTTTTGATAGAAATAAATATAAATCAAGAATTATTATAAATAATAAACTAATTCATTTGGGTTTATTTAAAACAATAGAAGAGGCATCTTATGCATATCAAGAAAAATTAAAAACAATTTAAATTAAAATTATGAAACTATTTATTAAATTTTATGACTTTATGTCAAACGTACTTTACGGAGGAAAATCAGTTTGTGATCCATCTTTTAAAATGTTCTAGTATGAAACGAGTTTACGACCTATCATTTACAAAAGATAATCGCTTTGTAATTTACCAAGGTTATAGTATCTTTGGCATCTTATTTAACAAAAAACGTATTGCCACATTTAGCAATATTGATGACGCAGTAAAATATTTAAAACAATTATAAAAACCCAAATCAAAATGAAAAAATTATTATTTATCGCTTTATTAGCAACAATTTCAGTAACAGCTCAAAAACAACACGCCTCAGGAGATGGCGCAACAGCATCAGCTTATTATTCAACCGCAGTTGGTGACGATGCAAAAGCAACCCAAGACCATACAACCGCAATTGGTAGAGCAGCACAAGCTACCGCATACAAAGCTACTGCTTTAGGAGATAACACAAGAGCAATCGCACAAGGTTCAACCGCAATTGGTCGTGATGCACTTACACAAGGTCAATGGTCAACAGCAGTCGGTGAAAGTGCTAAAACTGGAGCAAATGCAACTGGAGCTATTCAACTTGGAGGAGGTGAGAATTTTGAAGCCTATACCGTTCAATTAGGAAACGGAAGCGGTATGCGTTTAAAAGGAGTTGCAAATGGTGTAAACGATAAAGACGCAGTTAATGTAAGTCAATTAAACGCTACTAAATTACAAACCGCTCAGGATATTGCAACGGCTAAAACACAAGCTATTCAATCAGCTAAAACGTACACCGATAGCAAAATTAGAGAGGTAAACGATAAAATAGACCTCAACGCTGAAACTGCTAAACTATACACCGATAAAGAAACAGAAAGAGCCACAAACGAGGAATTGAAAATAAACAAGCGTATTGATGCTTTAGAGCTTAAAATAGACAATAGATTTAATGCGGTGATGTCATACGTTGGAAACGAATTTCAAGCCGTTAATAATCGTATTGAAGGATTAGGAGCGTCAATAGTAGCTTTATCCGCAGCGGCTACTTCAAGCGTGTATAATGCTAACAAACCAACTAACTTAAATATTGCAACAGGGGTTTATGGTAAGGCTTCAGCTATTGCAGTAGGTATGTCGCACTTCTTTAATAGTTCAACTAAGGTTTCTGTTAACTGGTCGCAAGGTAGCAATACTAAAAACGCAGTTGGCTTAGGATTTGGAGTTGCTTTTTAGATAATATAAACCTATCTCGTGTAACTCGAAACCTGGCAATATAATTCAATGCATACGAGGGGGGGTTTTAAAATGGTATAGGCGCAACAACTTCCAATTTCAATAGAACGCAAATGACCGAGTGGCGGAATGGTATACGCAGTAAAAGAAAGTCACCGAAATAAGGGAGCAGAGAATAATCTTGACAAGTTATTAAACTTACCGCGTGCGTAAGAGTTGAACTTATAGTAGCTGAACTTTAATTACAAAAAACAATAGAAATGTTATGTCAAAACAAATTTATTGACAGGTTCGAATCCTGTCTCGGTCACTTTTAAATGTTCCCTAAATTAAACCCTATGCAATTTGTATAGTGTTATAATATTAAAACTGAATATCCGACAACAGTAAAAAAAGGTAGGTAAATTAAATTTATAAATAGATGTATACATTAAGAACAATTTTTCAAACAGAAATCGAAAGAAATAATTATTTAGGTAATAATTATGAAATTATTAAAAAAGAAAATATTCAAGAGTTTGAACATCATTTTAATGATGTATTTAAATGCGTAGAAGAATTAAACGACAAAGAAAATGTTTATGCTTTTATTATTACTCCAAAAATAGGAATACCTCTTTATAAAACAAATAGTTATTATATAGTTAATGCAAATGGTAAAACTTATCAAAAATTATAAATATTAAAATGTTCCCTAATTTAACCGCTTATTAATTTAAGCGGTTTTTTTGTATATTTGTAATAAATTATAATACAATGGCTTATAAACAAAACGAAATAGACGAAATATTTAATTACGTTTGTAAAGAGATTGAAACAGGTAAGGCTTTGAGAAATGTATTAAAGGAGGAACAAATGCCAAGTACCTCAACTTTTTTTCAATGGTTAGAATTATACCCAGACAAAGCGAAACAATACGCGCGCGCGACAGAAGTTCGCTCAGAGGTAATCTTTGACGATATACTTTCAATTGCAGACCAAAACGCTGGAGATACTTACATAAACGAGTTTGGAGTTGAGGTTATTAATAGCGATGTAATACAAAGATCACGTTTAAGAATAGACGCACGAAAGTGGGTACTTTCAAAATTAAACCCTAAAAAGTTTGGAGATAAAGTACAAACTGAACATTCTGGAGAGGTAACTACAACTGTTATAAACTTAGGAAACGGAATTAAACCAAATGAAAAATAAATGTAGATAGTGTTTATACCTATCTACTTTTTTAGTATATTTGCTTATGGAAAAGAAAATTTGCAAATACTATTCAGTAGATACATTGGGAAATGTAATTACAGATAATTGGAGAAACACTGGTAAAACAGCTATTTTAAAACACGCTATAGACAATAAAGGTTATTGTAGAGTTGGTTTGTCAATAGATGGTAAATTAGTCACTAAAAAGGTTCACAGGCTTATTGCAATAGCATTTATACCTAACCCAGAAAACAAACCGCAAGTTAATCACATTAACGGAATTAAAACCGATAATAGAGTTGAGAATTTAGAATGGGTTACTCCAAAAGAAAATACTCGTCACGCAATTAATAATAAAATGTGCGGTTATATAAAATTAGACGAGCAAAAGGTTTTAGAAATAAGAAATTTATATAAAGATGGAAATTATACTCATAAACAACTTGCTTTAAAGTATGGAGTTATAAGACAAACTATTGGTGATATAATCAATAAAAAAAGGTGGAAACACATATAAATGAAATTAATAACTAAACAAGAAAATGCAGTCTACTACCTAAAAGATAGCCATACAAAAGAGCTTATCTATGGTGGGGCTGCTCGATAGCCCCCTTGCTTAATTGTGAGGGGGCGAAATTGCAGGAGGTGGCAAATCGGCACTCGGGGTACTTTGGTTAATTGAACAATGCCAATCTTATCCTGGTACTCGTTGGCTTATGGGTAGGTCAAAGCTAAAATCACTTAAAGAAACAACTTTAAATACTTTCTTTGAGCAAACTACTGCTTTGGGTATAGCGAGCCAATTTAACTACAACGCACAAGCTGGTGTAATCTATTGGAATAATGGGAGCGAAATACTATTAAAGGATTTATATGCGTACCCAGCAGACCCAAACTTTGATAGCTTAGGGTCGTTAGAAATAACAGGAGCGTTTATTGATGAGTGTAACCAAATTACTTATAAGGCATGGCAAATAGTTAAGTCCCGTATTCGATACAAAATAAAAGAATTAGGAATAATGCCTAAGATGTTAGGAACGTGCAACCCTGCTAAAAATTGGGTTTATGCTAACTTTTACCTAAAACAAAAAAACGGTACAATTGAAAGCGACAAACGTTTTATTCAAGCCCTACCAAAAGACAACCCGCATTTACCAGCTTCTTATTTAGAGTCGCTTTTAACCTTAGACGAAAATAGCAAACAACGTTTGTACTATGGTAATTGGGAATACGACAACGATCCAGCTAAATTAATCGATTTTGAAAAGATACAAAACGTTTTTACCAATACCTTTGTAGAAGGTGGCGAAATGTATATTAGTGCGGATATTGCTCGTTTTGGCTCGGATAAAATGGTTATTTGCGTTTGGAGTGGGTTTAGGGTTGTAGAACTTTATACAATGAATAAATCCAGCATTACAGAAATAGCACAAATTATTCGTGACTTTGCTTTTAAATATAAAATACCGATGGCAAATGTTATAGCAGATGAGGATGGAGTAGGAGGTGGTGTTGTCGATATTCTAGGGTGCAAAGGGTTTGTTAATAATAGTAAGCCTATGTTAGTTGATAATCAAATCGTACAATACCAAAACTTAAAGTCTCAATGTTATTTTAAATTAGCTGAGGTTATCCAAGCCGATCAAATGTATATCAATTGCAACGATGGAGCTGTAATTGACGAAATAACAAAAGAGCTGGAGCAAGTAAAAAGAGATAAAATTGACAGCGATGGTAAGCTCACAATCGTATCAAAAGAAACGGTAAAACAATTTATCGGTAGGTCACCCGATTATAGCGATGCATTAATGATGAGGATGTACTTTTGCTTTAAAATAAGTTTTTTCACATTTTAATAAAATATTTAGTAATTTTGTCGTATGAAATACACTTTTGGGAATATACTAGCTAATATGACTAACCGCTTGATGGGTAGTAATAATAAATTTAATGAGGCTTTTTATCGCTTCTTAGGTAGTGGTTACACCCACTACGATATTAATAATCAAACCTATATCGATAAGGGTTACAACTTAAACCCTGATGTATATGCGTGTATTTCACAAATGACTCAAAAAACTTTGGCTGTGCCTTACGAGGTTAAAATGATCAAAGACAAAAAGCAATACAGAAAGCTCCAACAACTACAACACGCTACAAAAGGAAATATAAACTACATTCAACAAGTTAAAAAGGTTTTATTAGAATCTAAATCATACGATGAGGTCGATATGCCTTTTCCTTTAGAGCAACCCAACCCAACGCAAACATGGTCCGATATATGGGCGCTTTATAAAATCTATATGAAAACAACGGGTAACTGTTATTTTTATATTGTAGCTCCAGAGGATGGAATGAAAAGCGGAGAGCCTGTTTTATTATATGTTTTACCAGCGCATTTAATTCAAATTGTGTTAAAAGGCAATAGTAATATGTTAAGTATTGAAAGCCCTATTGATTACTATATGTTAATTGAGGGATACCAATACGCAAGATTTGAGGCAAAAGACGTGATCCACGTAAAATATTCAAATCCTAACTTTGATTTAGCAGGTTCACATTTATACGGAATGTCGCCTTTGCGTTCGGCATTAAGAAATATCAACTCACAAAATAGCGCAATTGACTTGAATATTAAAACGCTTCAAAATGGAGGTGCTTTTGGATTTATTCACGGTAAAAGTACACCTTTAGACCCTCAACAAGCTCAATCATTAAAAGATCGTTTAGTTGAAATGGATCGAAGCCCAGAGCGTTTGAGTCGTATTGCGGGGTCAAGTGGAGATATTGCATTTACTAGAATATCTTTGACAACAGACGAATTAAAACCTTTTGACTATTTAAAATACGATCAAAAAGCGATTTGCAACGTTTTAAACTGGCCTGATGAGTTATTAAACAACGATGGCAAAACAACGCTAGGAAATACAGATACAACACAAGCGCGCAAACAAGCGATTACAGACAATATTATACCAGACTTAATACTATTGCAAGATAGTTTAAATAAGCACTTTATACCACGTTTTAAAGGGTACGAAAAAGCGTGTTTAGAGTTTGATTACGATGACTTGCCTGAAATGCAGGAAGATTTAAACCAAAAGATTGAATGGTTAAGTAAATCACCACTAACACCAAACGAAATAAGAACTGCTTTAAAATACGATGTATTAACCGATGATGGTATGGATGTTGTTTGGGTTGATAGTGGCAAACAAAGAATTACAGATGTTTCAATGACGGCTTTTGATAATGCGAATTTATGATAAACTGGGAGCGTTTGCAATATATGTACGAACGAAAAGCGTACCGAATTGTACAAAGGCACATTAAAAAGATATTGAGCGAAATACCTTTGAATAATGTTTCTTTGAATACGTATAAAATATTGATAGCTTCTAACATTACAGAGGAAAAGATAAAAGAAATGTTTGTTGAGCTTTATACCACAATCGGAGCTGATTACGGTAAAAGAATTAAAAGGGAAATTGACAGAGAGGGAAAACAAAAGAATATCTTATTTAGTGAATCGTTTTTACAGGATATACTTTTATTTTTATCAACTGAGGGAGGGGCTAAAATAACCAGCGTACAGGGAACACTTGTTGAGGATATTATAAAAGCAATACAAGAAAAGTTAAAAGGTAACGAAAGTTTAGTAACTTTGCAAAATGTTATTTATGAATTGGTAAGCAAATCATATACTTTTTATAAGTGGCAAGCGTTGAGAATTGCAAGGACAGAAACAACAAGCGCATCGAATTTCGCATCATACATAGAGGCTTCAAAAGCACCTTATAAAATGACAAAGGTTTGGATTGCAGCGTTAGACGATAGGACTAGACACGATCATAAAATCGAAAACGGTCAAATGGTAGATTTTGAACAACCTTTTACAATGGCAGACGGTAGCTTATTAATGTATCCAGGCGATGTACAAGCTAAGCCATCACAGGTAATAAATTGCAGATGTACATTAGGTTACAAAGCAAAGAGAGATAAAAACGGAATGATTATTTTTAAATAATAATAATATGGAATTTAAACAACTATCGTACGATTTAAAGGAATTAGACGAACAAAAGGGAGTTGTAACGGCTTACGCAAATGCTTACAACTTTAAAGATAGTGACGGGGATATTTCGGCTTATGGTAGCTTTGATAAAACTGTTAGCGAAAACTTTAAACGTATTCGTGTATTAAAAGACCACAATCCAACAATGATGATCGGAGTTCCTTTGGCTATTGATACAAAAGATACTTATGGATTGCTTACAACAAGCCAATTTAATATGAATAAGCCTTTAGGTAAGGATATGTTCACCGATGTTAAGTTGATGCACGAAAGCGGTTTAAATGCTGAGCTTTCTATTGGTTATAAAGTTATGCAACGTGACCAAAAGAACAAATCAATTATCAATGAATATAAATTGATGGAATATTCATTTTTGTCTAGTTGGGGCGCAAATGAATTATCAACGGTACAAGGTATTAAAAGCATCAAATCCCATTACGGTATTATGGAGTTAATCGAAAAGGCGTATAATTTAGATTATAGCGATGAGCGATTAAGAAATATCGAACAATTATTAAAATCACTTTCAGATGAGCCGTCAGAAACTGACACTTTGAACGAAAAGCCGATTATATTAGAAACATTAAAAAACTTTAAATTTTAAACAAAATGGAAGCAAACGAAATCAAATCGGCTTTAGAGGGTATCAAAGCTCAAGTCGAAACAAAATCAGCTGAGCAATCAGTAGAAGTAAAAGGATTAATTGAGGCTTTAGAGGCTAAAATGGAATCTAAAACAAATGAATCAATCGAGGCATTGAAAGCTGACTTACAAGCTATTCAAGACCACGCAAACAAATTAGACGTGAAATTACAAGAGAAAAACGTAGAAACTAAATCAGTAGGTTTCTTTGATGCAATGACTAAATCATTGACTGACAACTTTGAGCAAATCAAAGAAGTAAGAGCTGGAAAATCAGTACAAGTGAAAGCTGTAGGAGATATGGCTTTAACTACTAACTTAACAGGAGCGCAACCAAAAGACTACAACTTTGATACTGTAATGGTACCAGGCCAAATGGTTAACGTTGCTGATTTGATTGGTTCTGTAACTATCTATGGAGGTACTTATACATTCCCAAGAGAAACAGGTGCTGGTGAGGGTTCTATTGGAGCGCAAACTGAGGGAGCTACTAAAAACCAACGTGACTACGATTTCACAATGGTAGACGTGAATACAGACTTTATTGCTGGTTTCACTCGTTACTCTAAGAAAATGGCTAACAACTTACCTTTCTTAACTTCTTTCATTCCTAAGGCTTTAAGAAGAGATTATTTCATCGCTGAAAATAGTGCATTTAATACTGTTTTAGCTGCTGGAGCAACTGCTTCAACTGAAATCATTACAGGGAAAAACAGAGTTGAAATGTTGATTAACGAAATCGCTCGTTTGGAAAATGCTAACTATGCACCAAACGGAATCGTTATCCGTCCTTCTGATTTCTACGAAATCATGAAAACTGAAAAATCAACAGGAGCTGGATACGGATTGCCAGGGATTGTATCTTACGATGGTGGGGTATTGAGAATCAATGGTATTGCTGTTTACAAAGCTACTTGGTTAGCAACAGGTCGTTACTTTGTTGGTGACTGGTCAAGAGTAAACAAAGTTGTAACTGAAGGTTTATCTTTGGATTTCTCTGAGCAAGAGGGTACAAACTTTGTGAAAAACAACATTACTGCAAGAATTGAATCACAAGTTGCTTTGGCAATTGAAGATCCAAACGCTGTAATTTATGGTAACTTCGCTGCTGTATAGTAGTGAATTGAATTAGTAAATAAAAACCGATGCATTATTGTATCGGTTTTTTTTATAACTTTGTCAAAACAAAATACTTAAAAGATGGAAAATTATAAAGTAATAAAATTTTTGCATAAACTTTCAGAGGGTAAAGACTATGCTATTGGTGATACTATTAAGCTATCAAAAGAAGATGCGGAAGTATTATTGAAAGAGAAATTTGTAGAGGCTACAAAAGAACCTAAAACCAAAAAATAATGAGTTATTTAGACGTTATAACACTAGAACGAGCAAAGAACTACCTAAGAGTAGACGATTGCTTAATTGATGACGATAATGAAATCGTTTCAATGATAAATGCAGCGTGTCGATTTGTGGAAAAACGTACTAACCATATTTTTTACCCACAGGACAAAACGTATAAACAAGGTTGTCAAGTTAAAGTGTATGACTATCCTATTAACTCAGCTGTTGGCGATCCATTTGTTTGTTATTTTAGCACATTTGTAGTTTATCCAAATGATACAGAGGTAACATTAAACGTAGGATATGAAAACCCTGAAGATGTGCCAGATGAATTAGTACAGGCGTGTTTACAAATGATTAAAGTATGGTACTACGAAAGCGAAAAGCAAGTTAATACAACTTTAATCCCTGAATCAGTTTTACAAGCAATTGACGTTAATAGACGATTTATTTAATGGTAAGCAGACAATACAGCCGAAAGGTATCGATTTATAAAACAAAAACCGTTGCTGATGGCTTTGGGGGTAATACTGTTACCGATGTTTTAATTGGGTGCTATTGGGCTGAAGTGAAACAAATTAGTTCATTTAGAAATACATCGATTGGCGAAACGGTTATTAAAAATAACTATTCGTTTAAGATTAGAGCAAATGCACATATTACACCCGATGTAAACAATTTGTCAATAGTATATCGAAATCAAAAGTATGTAGTTAATAATATCGAATATGATGACGAGCTATTTAGATTTGTAAATATTACTGCAAATGGCCAAGGAATCAATTAAGGGAATATCTGAAACGATTAAGGAGCTTCGAGCGTTTGGCAAAGATGTGGAAAAGCTAATTGATGCTGAGACAAACGATATTGCAAATCAAATTGAAAGCGATGCAAAAACAAAAGCACCTAAAAACTTTGGTAAATTAGCGCAGTCAATAAGTAGTAGCAAAGTTAAAACGAGCAACTATAAAATAACCGTCAACGAAATTTACGGTGCTTATATGGAGTTTGGAACGGGGACAAAAGTAAATGTTCCTGCAGAAATGCAAACCATTGCAGCGCAATTTAAAGGCGGAGGCAAAAAGGGTAGTTATAAAGAGGGTTTAGAAGCTATAAAAAACTGGTGTAGAGCCAAAGGTATTGATGAAAAGTTTGCTTATATAATCTTTGCTAAAATATTAGGAGCGGGAGTTAATCCTCAACCTTTTTTATATCCAGCTTGGGTAAAAGGCAGAAAAGATTATTTAAACAACTTAACTAAATTATTAAAAGCCTACAAAAAGAAAATTTAATTACCTTTGTAGTATGATAACAAAAAATCCAGATAAGCACATAAGAAAAGCGATTTATACTTTGCTTAATGGAATAGTTGTATCGGGTAAAACAATAAACTGTTATGATGTTAGGGTAACTGGTAACACAAGCCCACAGAATTACATTTTAATGACTACTCAAACAAAGGATATTGACAAAGCGACTAAATGCGGTTATCGTTGGGACACATCGATATTGATTGAAATATACACTAAAACAAGCGCACAAGGTAACAGCGGTTCTAGAGTATTATTAAACGATATTGAGGAAAGAGTACACGAATTATTAACACCATATTTAACAATAACGGATTTTGTAGTATTGAATCAAATAATGACTTATGAGGCACAACTTGAATCAGTTACAGAAACAGAGAATATAATGAGATCATTTTTAAGACTTAACATAACACTAATATAATAAAACTATGGCAGCAACACCAATTAAAGGAGAGGTTGGAATTCTTTACGTACACGATGGATCTATTTACAGACCAGTAGCGTGTTTAACTTCAAACAGTTTATCAACTGCGGTTTCAGTAATTGAATCCAATACTAAATGTTTCCCTGGAGTAACAAAAAAACAAGGCGGAATGTTTAGCTATACATTAGAAGCTGAGGGCGAATATATCGACACTACATCAGTAGGTGGCGAGGTAACAAAAGCATCTCACGACTTTTTATTAGACAAACAAAAACTTAAAGGACTAATCACTTGGAAATTAGTAACAGGAGTTACAGGAGCGACTTACTACGGTGAGGCTTTAATTTCTGATTTATCTTTAGACCAAGGAGCAGGCGATGAGCTTTCAACTTTTAGTTTAACACTAGATGGAGATGGTGAAATCGTTGAAACTGATCCAGAAGCGTAATAGCGTAATCAATTAACCAATATATGATATTACTAGGCAAAGAATTCCATTTTGGAATAGGATTTTTAAATGAGTTGTTAGACGGAACAGGTTTAAGACTTGACGAATTAAGCACACAAGCTGACGTGGTGTTAATTCCTAAAATGATGTATCATTCTTTAGCGTATTCTTACAAAAGAAAAGGCAAAGAGTTAGATTTTACAATCTATGATATAAATGAATGGATTGACGAAAACGGAGGCATTGGAGGCTCGTTTTGGACTGAATTTCAAAAGGGTTTTAATGACTCTATGAATAAAGACGTACCAACGGACAACACTAAAAAAAAAGTGAGCAGAAAGCAATAGACTTCAAAGCGGATGTAATTGCATTTGCGTGCGGCGAGCTTGGAATTCAGCGGTTGAGTGATGTTTATGATATGACTTTCGCAGAGTTCCAAATTCGCCTTTTTGCTTTTCAAAGAATGGAGTTAAGAGCGTGGGAAAAGGTAAGACAAATCGCTTGGAGTGCCTTTATAGGCTCGCACCAAGACCCTAAAAAGATGCCTAAATCAATAGATAAATTTATGAGTTTAGGCGGTGACAAACCAAAGCAAGGAGTAAGCGAGGAGCAAAAAGAAAACTTCTTAAAAGCGTACAAAGAATATTTAAACCATAGAAAATAATGGCATTAGAGGTACAAATAGGGGCGGACAGTTCCAATTTCGACAAAGAGATTGCAAAAGTTGAGAAACAGCTAAGCGATTTAAGAAAACAGGAATCGGCTAATATAAAATTAGGCTTAGATACTGCATCCTTAAAAACTCAAATAAGCGATGCAACAACAAAGTTAAACGGATTAAAAAGTTCTGTTAATAATTCAGCAAGCGCATTTCAAAGTCATTCTAAGGCAACGGCAAACGGTGGGAATACTTTAATGCAGTTTTCACGTATTGCTCAGGATGCTCCATTTGGACTTATTGGTATTGGGAACAACTTAACCGCTACTGCTGAAAGTTTTGCCAACCTTTCTAAAAGTGCTGGAGGTACAGGAAACGCTTTGAAATCAGTCGCTAGTTCATTAATGGGAACAGGGGGTATTTTATTAGCACTTTCTTTGGTTACTTCTGGACTTACTTATATGTCTCAAAAAGGAATAACAGTTGGCGATGTATTTGCTAAATTAACAGGAGATTTTGACGAATACGCAGACGCTTTAAAAAAGGCAAATTTAGCGGCTTATAGCGATGAGGGAGTTGTAAAAGCGGTTGCAGACGTAAACCAATTACGAACTGAGGTACAACTTGCAAAAGATGGTTTTATTGATAAAACTAAGGTTATAGAGCATTATAACGAAACTATGGGTAAAACCACAGGAATAGTTAAAACACTTGACGGAGTTGAACAACAACTTGTTAAAAATGGAGAGGCATTTATTAAAATGCAACTTTATAAAGCGACTGCAACTTTGGCACAAGCGGAAGCTGCAAAAGAATTACTTAATCGTGAAAAAATATCAAAACAATCAATTGACGAACATACTGGAGCTTTAGAATATTTAAAAGGTGCTTTTATAGCTGCTGCATCAGGTCAAGGAATTATGTCTACTGGAGCATTTGCAGCAACTGAGGGATTAAAAGCTCAAGCTAGTGCATTTGATGCTAGCGGTAAGAAAATGCAAGCCAATTTAAGTATTGCCGAAAAGTACAATAAGAAAGCTGGTGAAATTGCAAAGGATAATAATTTTAATTTCTTTGAAAGCAATAAGGTTGCAAATAATAAAAATGCGGCAGAAAATGAAAGGGCAAGAAAAAAAGAATTAGAGGAACAAAAGAAATTCCAAGAGGAAAAGCTAAAATTTGAAAGAGATTTTTTTGCTATTCGATTTGAGGGAATAAAATCACATAACGCAAAAGTATTAAAAGAGCAACAAATTGCAAATATTACTCCAGCTGATCAATTAGGTTTACCAGAAGATAGCGCGACAGCTTTGCCTGATTTTGGTTATGAAAAAAATTTACAAGCATTAAGAGATTTTAATAGTGCAGCAAGTGAAATTATAAACGGAAGTATATCAGACACTTTTGCCGCATTAGGAGCTAATATAGGGAATGCATTAGCAACAGGCGGAAATGTTTTACAAGCCGCTGGAAATGCCTTACTTTCTGGATTAGGTGGAATTTTAACAGAAATGGGGAAAATGGCAATTGAGGTTGGAGTTGGATTGTTAGGAATTAAAGCAGCATTAAAAACATTAAATCCTTATGCGGCAATTGCTGCGGGTGTTGCGTTAGTTGCCTTAGGTTCTGTTTTTAGTTCAAAATCAAAAGCATTAGGTAGTTCAATGGGTGGTGGAGCTTCAAGTGGAGGAGGTGGAGCAACTACAAACATTCAAACAGGAGCAAATATTTCAAGCCCACAAAGCTCAGTTTCAAACGGTGGCACATTTAACAATAGTAGCGGAACGGTTGTATTTGAAATAGCAGGTCAAAAATTAATTGGAGTTTTAAATAATACACTTGGAGCAAATCAACGTTTAGGAGGTTCTTTATCATTAGGAAATTAATATGGCTACACGAAAAATAACAATAGAGTTTACAGGAAATCCAACGGTAGGAAATGCGTTTAGTTATAACATACTAATTGGTGGGGTAAATTTAGTTTATCCGAATACATTAGATACTTTAAACTTAGACTATGTTAGCGGCGCAAATGTGGCTTATACTTCAATTGGTATAAAAAGCACAATGACGTTAACAATCGATGCAACTTTAAACTTTTTACAAACGTATTTCACACACCCAAACATTACATATTCACGTGTTGATGACAATATTGAGGTTTTAATAAATATTGAAAGTGTTACAATAACATACCCAGACGATGCAAATGATGAGGTTTTAATTTCTGACGCTGCATACGATCCAAACTTAGATTTAAAACTAAAATACTTTATTGAGTGGAAAGATCCTGAATGTATCGACTATTTAGTACGAATTTATAAAAAAGGCTATACAGGAACTGCAACGCAAGTTTTTGGATATGGTACGCTTCAATATGGCTCAGTTGACGACAACTTAACACCTATTAGAGGGAATGGTTTAAACCTAAATTTAGAAGCCGATACTACATTAACTTTAGAGGATTTATATACAGAAGAAGAAAACCAATTTACGGTTAAAATGTATCGTAAAAACAAACTATTGTTTGATGGATTTTTAAAACCTGACGGAGTGTATCAATCCTTTGTTTATGATCGTTGGATTTTGAGTATGACGTGTATCGATGGGCTTGGAATATTAAAGGATTTAGCCTTTGTACAATCGACAGGTTTTCATTGGACTGGCAAACAAAAAGTAATTGATATTATTTACAATTGTTTGAATAGAACTAATTTATCAATGAATATCAACACATCAGTTAATATTTATTACAACGGATTGACTGCGAGTGATACATTAGACCCTTTTACGCAAGTGTATTTATCTGTGGATCGATTTGTAAAAAACGACAACGATACTATAATGGATTGCCAAGACGTATTGAAATCCGTTTTAAATTTATTCAATGCTAATATTTGCCAAGTTGACGGCCAATGGTATATTTATCGAGCGAATGAATTGTACGACAACCCTATTGTAAAATTTAGACAATATTCAAAAACTAACAATAGTTACATTCAATTGAATAGTAAAAATTTATCATTTTCATTAGGTAGCCAAATAAACAATTATTATCCACATCATTGCGGAGGGAATCAACAAATACAAATTAAAGGTTCAGTTTCAGCGGCAAGAATAAATTATAAATATGGTTTCTTAAAATCATTAAATACCAACCCTAATTTAAACCATACAGGGACAACGTATCCTGGTTGGACTGTTATAAATGCGCCATACATTATAATTGACCCTTTAAAAACACAAGGATTGATTTCGGCTTTAGTCCCTCAAAGCGGATTAAGTACGCCAATTTATCCTATAATGTATAGCGATGACGTGGCTTTGAATACAGGTGACACTTTAAAAATAGTATTAAGAGGTCGTTTGACTAACCCTGGACCAAAATCAAAAGCAAAGTTTTTAGTAACATTAACAAATAGCAGTAGCCAAATAACGTATTTAAAATCGGATGGAACTTGGACGGCAACCTTAAGTTATATTTATTTAGAAATAAACCCAAGTTTTGATGTAACAATTCAATCTTTGGCTTTGCCAGATACTGGTAACGTTAGTATGACTATTTACCAAGCCGAACAATTATTGTCGGGTTCGTCAAATTATGAATTAACGTATGCTGATATTCAAAACAGCGCAACGGCAGCGAGTACGGGTGCAATTGGTGAATTCCATACGGTACAAAGACAAAATCGTCCTAGCTCAATATCAACAGATACAACAGAGATTTATAATGGTGATAGTGCCTCTTTGATTTACGAGGGTGCGGTTTGGAAAGCAGACCAAACAACACCTACATCGCTATGGTTTAGACGTGGAAAAACTGAAAGTAAGCCTATTTTAAGAATAGCTGGTGAGGATAATTTAAGAATGGCACAGAAACCAGCAAAGGTATTTAGCGGTGATATTTATGGCTATATGCCTTATTTAAGTGTTATTTCGATTAATAATGTAAGCGGTTTATTTATGCCTATTGAGTGGATTTTTGACGCAAAATCAAATGTAACAAGCGTTAAGCTATTAGAGGCTTTTAACGATGAGTTAAATGATATTGACTACAAATATACACTAGACTACGGAAGTACTGTTAAACCGACAATTACATCGTAAAAATTTTATATCTTTGAACTATGGAATATTACAAAGGAGAGGAACGAATTTTGTACATCAAACTATTAGGCGAATATGTGCCAATAGGTTGTATTTCAGACAATTCGTTTTCAGAAAGTGTTGAAACAATTGACACAACTACAAGAGATAATAACGGATGGGCAACGGCAAAACCTACGATGCAAAACTATTCTATTACTTTTAACGGAATACAAGTTAATAGTACAATAGCAGGAGGGAGTTTGAATGTAGCAAGTTACGACCGATTGAAAGAATTAAAAAGAGGGCGTCAATTGTTAGAATGGAAATTGCAAGGGGCAACGTTCCCAATAGTAGACTATGGAAAAGCCTATTTGACTGACGTTTCAGAAAATGCAGTTGTAAATGAATTAATAACCTTTTCGGGGACTTTATTAGGATTTGGACAGCCTTTAATGGCTGCAACTACATTGGTATTGCTTAATAATGGTGATCCAAGCGTAATAGTACAAGACGGAAATAGTAATTTAATACAAGTAGAATAATGGCAATAGATCCAACAACAACAACGACCGTAAAAGTTGGCGAATTAGCCTCAGCGGGTTTTAATGCAAGCGACTTAGTACCTCACGAAGTTGGGGGCATATTAAAAAAAGGAACTTTAGGGGATTTGGCTACTTTTATAGGTGGGCAAATTTCAGCAACTAGCGGGGTAGGATTTAGAGCCGTTCAAGTTACAGACGGACAAACTTTGCCAGCTACAACCGAACAAGAGTTTATTTTAGTGGGACCAGGAACTTATCCAAATGTGGGAGGCGGTGCGACTATAACTTTGACAGAGGAATTAAACGCTTTGGTGTCAAATGGAACGTATTGGTTTGTGGGTGTTGAAATACCGATACAATCGCCAGACGGAGCATTTGAGCCAGCTATTTCAACAGGTACAACTTCGCAATATTGGCGAGGAGATAAAACTTGGCAAGACTTAAATAAGTCAGTGGTTGGGCTTGCAAACGTAGATAATACAAGCGATGCGAATAAGCCTATAAGCACTGCAACGCAAACGGCATTGGATAATACTGTTAAATTAACAGGCGTTCAAAACATTACAGGAAGTAAAACCTTTACAACTGTATCTGGCAATGCTATTACTGTAACCAATCCTACGGTTGGCTGGGGTCAAGTCATTAATAATACAAGTACTGGAGTTGGATTGTTAATAAATAATGACTCAACAGGAAAAGCATTGACTTTTTTATCAACTGGAACATCAACAGGTGATATTATTTCACACCAGGGTATTGATGGGTTAATCAAATTTAAATTAACATCTGTTGGAGATGTAACTGCTAATTCATTTATCAAATCAGGAGGGACAAGCGGTCAGTTTTTAATGGCTGATGGTTCTGTTAGTAGTGGAAGTGCAGGTTCTTTAGAATTTGATGCCACTGATTTAACGGTTTGGAATAATGGAAAAGGTAATGTTACATCAAATACATCTTTTGGAGAGTATGCATTAATCAGCAATTCAACGGGTGCATTTAATACTGCCTTTGGTAAGTATGCCTTATCTTCTAACATAACAGGAGTTCAAAATACCTCTTTTGGATTTAATGCGTTACCAAATAGCCAAAATGGTTCGCAAAACACAGCAATAGGCGAGAGTGCATTATTTGGAATAACTTCGGGTATTAAAAACATTGCAATTGGTAGAGCGGCAGGAGCTGTTATTTCTGGAGGTGCTAATAATCAAACCAGTAACAACAGTATTTATATTGGTTGCGACACAAGAGCTTCGGCAAATGGCAATACAAACGAGATAATTATAGGTCACGAGGTTATCGGTAATGGTTCTAACAGTGTAACAATAGGTAATAGTAGTATTACTAAAACTATACTAAATGGAAATGTAGGAATAGGTACTACAAGTACTGCCTATAAATTAGATGTTCAAAATCAAGCAAATGCATTTTTATTTAGATTAAAAGGAGGTGCTTCTTTAGCAACTGAAATTAGAGCTTTTGTATCAGATACGGCAGCATCTTTTGGAACTGAAACAAATCACCCTTTTAGTTTTTTTACAAATGGTTCGGATAAAATGACTATCACTTCGGGTGGAAATGTAGTAGTTGCAAATTTAGGAACTGGTTTAGTGTATTCAAATGGAGGGGCTTTAACAAGTACAAATCCATCAGATGAGCGTTTAAAAGATGACATTACAGATATTGAATACGGATTAACTGAAATATTACAATTACGACCTGTAAGTTATACTTGGAAAAATGATACTATTAACCAAGGAAAACAATTCGGTTTTATTGCTCAAGAAGTTCAAGAAGTAATGCCTGAATTAATAAAAGAATTTGATACTATTGACGAAGATGAGGATGTTGTAAGATTAGGACTTGACAAAGAGGGAATTTATGCAGCTTTAATAAATGCCATCAAAGAATTAAAAGTAGAAATTGACTTACTAAAACAATAATTTACTAACTTTGTTAAAAATTTAACCAATGGAAAATCAAAAAGCAATCGAAGTATTAATTCAATGCGCACAATTAGCACAAAAAGGCGGTTTATTATCTTTGCAAGATGCCGTTATTGTAGCCCAAGCTATTGAAACTTTAACACCAAAAAAAGATGAGTTGTCAAACGAGCAGTAATTACTTTAAAGACATAAAAAAAGGCGATACCTTTACAGGGTTAAAAATGTCTTTTTTTGACGGTGTTGGAGATGCTAAAACACAAATGGACTTAACAGGTGCTAGCGTTGTCATTACATTTCGTAAAAGCTCAACTACTAATATGGTATTCGAGTTTAAAACGAGTGACGGTACTATTACTATTCCAGACCCGACAATTGGCGAAATCTTTTTGCAACCACGTGTTATGAATTACGCACCGTTTAATTATATCTTTGATGTAGTTGTAACAACGCAATCTGGAACCGTACATACTTATTTTACTAACTATTGGAGAATATTATAATATGTGCTTAGACGATGCTACAATAGTAATAACAGAAACATTAGAGCCTACAACCGTTATAATTAGTGACGATTGTAGCGATGTTACGGTTGTTATAAATGAAACTATCGAAAATGTTACTATTGAAGTATGTGCGTTAGGCGAACAGGGTTTAAGTGCTTATCAAATTGCGGTTGCAAATGGCTTTGTAGGAACAGAGCAGGAGTGGTTGGATAGTTTAACACCTGAAACAATAAAACACAAGGTAAAACTAGACGAAGCTATTGCAAAAGGACAAGCAGTTTATATTAGCGGCGCAAACGGGGCTAATATCTTAGTTAAGAAAGCATCCAACACAAGCGAGGCAACAAGTTCTAAAACTTTAGGATTGTTAGAAACTGGCGGAGCTTTAAACGCTCAGGTTAATGTAGTTACAGAGGGGTTACTTGAGGGATTAGATACAAGTTCAGCAACTATTGGCGACGCTGTTTGGTTGGGAGTTAGCGGTAATTTAATCTTTGGACTAACAAACAAACCACACGCACCGGCACATTTAGTTTATTTAGGAGTTGTTGCAAGGGTAAATGCTAATAATGGAAGTATCTTTGTACACCCTCAAAACGGTTTTGAATTAGAGGAACTGCACAATGTTTTAATTGAAAACAAAGCCAATAAACAAACCATAATTTATGACGCTACTACTAGCTTATGGAAAAATGGTTACACTTGGGAATATTTAGCAATAAATGCTAAAACAGACGGAGCCGAAAATACAATTACAAACGGTTACTATTTGAATTACGACTTACAAGGAGTTTCTATATATAGATACATTACAACGGCAACCGATGCGAATGGTTATCCAAACGAGGACTCTTTTTATGCTACCAATACGGCAGGTGTATTGACTAATTTAATAGTAACTAGAGGGTAATGAAAAAAGGTGGCTACGGTGGCGGAATTATTCGTAAAATAATAAGTAAACTTTTGCTAGTAATAGCATTTATTTTAAATAGAAAATAATGGCAATAAGTATTGTAATGACGGGAACGGCTCGAAGCTGTACACTAACAAGCGGAAGTAACTCTATGGTTGTGTCAAGTGCCACAGGTTTAATCGTTGGTGCTACTATTCAAGGTACTGGAGTTCCTACTGGTTCTCGTATTGGTACTATTAGTGGAACTACTGTTACAATGGTAACCGCTGCTGGTTTAGCTTCAAATGCTACGGTAGGAGGTGCTCAAAACTTATTGTTTAGTTCTGTTTATGGTACGACTTTGACAGTTTCAATGTCGGGAGCAACTGATTACGCAACACCTCAAAATATATATGCTGCTGGTTTTGGAGTAATGTCGGACAACGTGGCAATTCGTGAGATATATTTTCCAGGAGGTTTAAAAATACTTTGGAGTAATATTGTTGCGGGTGCGGTTTTTGACTTTTTAAACTGGTCTTTAGAGTTTGGATTGGGTGGGTTGTGGCAATTTGAAGGAGCTACAATTTTAGGCGAATTGAGAGGCGGTTATTTAGTTAACGGAACTCAATTTATGAAAACTGCTGGACCAACTTTTTATTCTAACTATTGGAATAATGGTGGTGCGGGAGGTTCTAATATGTGGACTGGAACGGCAACGGGTACAATGACAGGAAAATTCCGTATGCACAATCCAAGATTTATTGAGAGTGCTGGAAACAATACCTCTTTTTATTTTGCTGCGGGTCGTATGGAAATGATTGTCGAAAATATGATACTCGACCACCAAAATGATTTAGCGGGTGCAAATGCTTCAATTGGAGCGGCTTACGGTACATTAAAAAATACATTTATTGTAAAAGCGAATTCTGGTATTAGTTCAACAAATGGAACTAACTACGCTACATTTGACGGACTTTATTACGTTGGGAATTATCAAAGTACACCACAACACAAATTCGCACTACCTAATAACTTCACAATTGATGGATATGCTCCACAAGTAAACTCGACTCAATTTGTTGGAGGGTTTTCTTCTAATACAACAGAAACATATTCAAATATTGACTTAAGTACTGCTGGATGGGGTTTATCTGATTTGATTACAAAGTATCAAAGATATGGCGGTCCAAATACGTTAAATTTCCCTAGAACGGTATCTTTTGAGTTTAATGACTCAACTGCTGCTAATTTAACAGGAGTTACTTTATACATAAAAAGCGGTTCGACTTCTTTAATAAATGCAGTACAAGCTGGTGACTATTCAGCAAACACGCAAGGAGTTGTTTTAACTTGGACTACTACAACAGGAATTTATCGAGTTTGTGATAGTTCAGTAAATACAACCTCACAAGTTGCACAAGTTAGAAAATACGGGTATTTAGAACAAAGCGTTGCTTATAACATTAATTTGGCTAAATATTCTCAACCTTTCTTTATTTTGGCGGACGCCTCTTTAAGTGGAATTTCTGAAGCTACGGCAGCGGCAATTACAACAGAGGGAATAAACTGGACTACTAAAACTATAACTCCAACAAGCGATTTAAATTACGACCAATTAAACGCTCGTATAGCTTACGAATTAGCTCAAACGGCAAATTCAGCACAAGCCGATCCACGAACAATAAACGGTAATAAAATAAGTTTAGCAACAGGATGGACTTTGATAGTTAATAATGGCATAACTATTTCAGCGGGTACAAATATAACAGAATGGTACACTCCAACTATTACACTCAACGGAACGGGTAAAATAACAGCGGTTTATCAAACAACAGCAGGAACTTCAACCGTATTGGAATTAAACACTCCAAGCGATGGTTATTCACTTTGTATATTCAAAGCTGATGGAACAACTAAATACTTTGCGAGTAATGTAACAACAGGAGCGTATTATGTTTACTTTGCACCAAGTGAAGCAGGTACTTATTATTTAGGTGCTGAAAACTACGGACAAAAACGTACAGCTGATACTTTGGTGTTAAGCGGTGGTAACGTTTGGTATAATATTACAGATCAAGAAGATGTAGGTATTACAGATACAAAAACAAATGTAGCAGCTTACACAACAACTTCGACAACGTCTCAAATTTATGATGCTACGGCTTATTTTAGATTAAGTGAAACAGGTATTAAGTTAGGACAACTTTGTACGCGTGACGGTCTTTATTTGGATTTTGGAACGTACAATGTAAAAATAAAAGACGATGCTTCAACTATTGTAGGCGTGGCGAGTGGAACAATTACTTACAAATCTATTGTAATTAACGAAACCACAAAATACACCGCAATGAAAGCAACACCTCCAGCGACTATTACACCAACCGATACTGAAATCATAAATGTATTGATTGAAGATGCAAACGGGGATAGTAAATTGTCTATTCTTGGTGGCGATGACTTGGGGTATGAACTATGGAAAATAACAACTGCAACAGCTACTGATGACTATGCGACTGGTACTTTATTAGATACACTAGCAACAAATACAGAAGTATTTAGATTTATTGGTATTTCAGGATATGATATTGTTGGGCGAGATATTAGTTCAGGAGTAAGACGTAGAAGCTCGATGTTAAAAGGTAGTTATACACAAGCGTTTTATGTAGGTAATCAAATCCAGCTTGCTACTGACGCACCACAATTACAAGAAAATAACGACAAATTAAGCGAGGTTATTTTGAAACTAGACACTAAATTAGACGTGGCAATTTCAACACGTTTGGCTGATGCTGATTATATCGAAGCACCAACAGAACAGGAAATATGGGAGTACACAACTAGAACTTTGACAAGTGCTGGCGAAAGCGGTGCAACGTTAGAAGAAATAGAAGCGAGTACTATATTAGCTAAAAAAGCAGACTTAACAATAATCAATAACGGGGTTAAAAAAGCATCGCTTATAATCCCACATAAAACAGACTTAACTTAAAACCCAAATCAAATGCAAAGTTCATTATTTCGCCTTAATTGGCACGATTTATTAAAAGGATTAGTAATTGCTATTTTAACACCTATATTGGTATTAATTCAGGCTTATTTTGCAACTGGTAAACTAGATATCGAATTGGATTCTATTTTAGCAGTTGGATTATCAGGATTGATTGCCTATTTGATTAAAAACTTCTTTACGGATAATGTAGAGTTGCCGAAAGTGAGTGCTAGTATTGGGGAAGATGAAGATAGTTTTGTAGGTGGCAGACCAAATGAAAGAGGCAGAAAAAAATAAAATATTATATTTCGCAATATTTGTAAGTTTAATAACTTATAATTTTTGGAAGCCGATATTAGAATATTTTGATTTTGAAATATTTTATATCGGCATTGCTTTAACTTGTTTTCTTTTAGCCTTATACATTCGACAAGTCACAAAAAAAAGTTTTCTTACATTCTTTCTTTTTTGTGTAACTTTGAATAATTTATTGGATGAGTTACTTTTTGACCCTCAAAAAATAGGTTTAAACGAGTATTTAGCGACTGTAATTATTATTATAGTTTATTTTATTAAAGACAAAGATCCCAAATCCGATGCCTGACAGAATTCTTAACACCGATATATACCAATTTGTAACCAAAGTATTAATTCCAGCTTTTGTTGGTATTTCTTTAAAATTAGCCGTACAAATGAAAAGAACCAAACTATCATTTTTAAATGTATCGCTGTCCTTTGTAACAGGAATTTCAGCAGCTTGGATGTTTAACAGTTTAATTAAATTGTACGTTCCAGGCGATTACCAAGCCGTTAGTATTGCAATTATTGCTATTTCTGGCGAAAAGATTGGAGAGTTTTTAGTTTATAAATTTAGAGTCGATGACTTTTTAGGGGCTATTTTAGACGCTTTTAAGCAAGTTATTTTAAAAATGATAAAATGAAACCATCAAAAAACTGCATCAATATAATAAAAGAGTTCGAAGGGTTCTCAGACCGCCCATATTTATGCCCAGCTAAAAAGTGGACTATCGGATACGGTGCAACTTTTTACCCAAACGGGGTAATTGTAAAAGGTACAGACCCACAAATTACAAGGGACAAAGCAATTGAAATGCTAACTGCTATGGTTGGTAAATTTGCCGAGCAAGTTAGTAAATTGATAAAAGTTGAAATTAGCCAAAACAAATTCGATGCTTTGGTTTCACTTGCTTATAATATAGGAATAGGCAATTTTAGAAATAGCACACTTTTAAGAAAACTAAACCTAAAAGAAAACAACGCTGTTCTATGTGGTGAAATCAACAAATGGAATAGAGCTAACGGTCATATAATGGCTGGACTTACAAGACGCAGAAAAGCAGAAGCGGAACTATTTAATAAATTATAACCAATGAAAAAAATATTAATCGTTTTATTAATTGTTTTATCCAGTTGCGGTGCAAGAAAAGTCGCTATTGTAAAAAACGATACTAAAATTACAATAGACTCAACCGCTATTGTAAAAACCGACAGTGTATCTACAATACAAAACAATATTGTTGTCGACACTCAAACGCAAGAAATTGAAGTAACTCCAATTGATACTTGCAAAGAGGTTGTTATAAATAACATACCTTATAAAAACGCTCGTATAACGATTAGAAATATAAAAGCTAAACAAATAGACACAAGCATTAAAAAAGTGGCTAAAACAAGCCAAAAAGAGGTTAAAAAGGCTATTGTAAAGAAAATCGAAGTAAAACAAAAAGAAATAGATCGAAAAGAAAGCTATTCTTATTTATGGGTTTTAGTTATTGCATTTGTTTTATGGTTACTTTGGAAATATAAATTTGAAATACTTTTTTACTTAAAGGAAAAGTTAGAGATATAAAGTAACTTTCTTTGTTGGTTAGGGAAGTTCGCCCGTTACATTGATTTGTAACGGGTTTTTTATTTAGAATGAATATAAATTACGAAAATATTTGCGTATATAAAAGTTATTATATAATTTAGCCTCGTTAAACAATAAAAAATAGAAACTATGTTATACGTAAAAATCACAAAAGAAGAAGCTTTAAAATTAAAATCAAAAGAATATGGTTTAGCATCTGGAAAAAGAGATAAAGAAACAGGTAAAAGAGAAACTATCCATTTTTGTAGTCATCTTACATTTATAAAAAACTTTGACAGAGAAAAAGAATTTATTGAAATATAAAAATAAAACAGGGGTGCGACTGTAACGCACAATTAACCAATAAAAAATAAACAAAATGAAAACATTTAAAGATTTAGATTTTAAAAAACATTCAATGGCGGAATCAGGAATTGAAAGATACCAAAATTCAAAACAAGCTAAAAAAACATTTGATAATAATTACGGAGTATCTGTAATTTTTGGAGAATGCTTTTATTCAAATGGGATAGATACTTATGAATTAGCAGTTTTATTTGATGGAGATATTACTTATAATACAGAAATTACAGATGATGTTTTAGGGCATTTATCAGAAGATGAAGTTTCTGCAATAATGATTAAAGTTCAATCAATTAAAAAATAAACAAAATGAAAACACTTATCAAATTTATCGATGTAGTATCAAACGTATTGTTTGGAGATAGTAAAAATGTAACTTCTAAAATGTTTTAATTATGAAAAACTTTCTAAGCAAAAAGAATCCACAAATTATTTTCGCTCAAATTGCAGCGTTGTATTTTTTAACTCAAATACTTTTTAGATTATGAAACCAGGGTATAAATTAGATATAAATATTCCAGATAGTAAATTCATAAAATATTTAGCTATTTTTAATTATGAATCGTTAAATACTATTGCTCAGTTATGTTTAGTTGAAAATAGTAGTATTTTAAAATATAAAAAAGATAATGATTTCCTTGGAATTTGGAAACTTAAAAACTTAAAAAAATGATAGACACTCACGACGAATGGAATCCATTTAATCCAATAAATCAAAAAGAGGTTGAGATGTATTCAGAAGAACAATTACTCCAGGAGCAAATAGACACGCTAGAAACACGTTTAAACGAGGCTATACGATCAAACCTTTGGCTTATAGACCAACTTAAAACATTAGCAGCGTTATATAGAATGGAAGCTACTTTCGGAGGATTAACAATTGACGAACAAAAACAAAGAATAGAAATTTTAAATAGATACGAAAATGAGTAATAAAGAAACACTTGAAGAAGTAGCTGAAAAACAATACAATTACGATTCTTATGAAGCTTTCATTAGAGGTGCTAAATGGCAACAAGAACAAGACAAGAATAATTATAGCGAGGAAGATATGAAGCAATTTGCTTTAAAATGTGTAATAACTTATATTTTTAACAAAGGATTTGTTTCAGATAATATTAGAATACCTATTGAAAGAAACAACAATAATCAGTTTGAACAATTTAAAAAGAAATAAGATATGAAAAAAATAACATTTAAAGATTTAGCAATTGCTTTTGCTACTAATCAAAAAGTAAATTACTACGATGATGAAATAGAATTAAATCAAACTTGTAGAATATTCTCGCTAACAGAAGAAACTGTCTCAATAGTTAGTGAAGAATATCAATATGATGATTTATCTTTTGATAAAATTATTAATATAATTCCAAGAACAACTCAACAAATCATTAACGAAGATTATGCAGGAGGTTTAGATATGGGACAAATACCTACTAATAAAGAAACAATTGAAGAAGCAAAAAAATATCTTTCAAACAATGGATATGGAAAAGGAAGCAATTTCACATTAAATAATGTAGCTAATTTAATGATAGAATGGCAACAAGAACAATACAAAAATAAGTTTAGTGAGGAAGATATGATTGAGTTTGGTAAATTTTGTCATAGCGATGCACATTCTATAAATAGAGTTAAAACATTTAAAGAATTATTTGAACATTTTAAAAACAAATAAGATATGGAATTTATTACACATACAGAAGCGCAAAAAAACGAAGAAAGAAAATCTAACAATAAATTATTATCTAATTTTTATAATCAAAATAAAATTAAATATACTTTTGAAGATTTAGAATTAGTAAGGAAAAAGGCTCAATTAGGGCAGTCTTATGATGATTTCGAAAAACAATTTAAAAAAGAACAATAATGACACAATTAGTAAACCCACCAATTAATACAATCCAAGAGGAACGTATTAGCCACGAAATTAAATTAGTTTTAGTAAATGGTAGAGTAACGTTAAACGGTAAAACTTTTAACGAATTAAACCCTTTTGAAATAATTATTTTTAATACTCTTATAATCCAGGAACGTGAAAATATTAATGAACTTTTAAATGATTAGTTATGACACCAAAAGAAAAAGCAAAAGAGTTAGTTGAAAAGTTTATGAGTTATTCATATTTTTCAGATGGTAATAACTCTATGAACAGACAATATCAGCAAGAAGATAATGCAAAACAATGTGCATTAATAGCAGTTGAAAACGAATACAACGCCAAGATACAAGCGTATAATGAAATGTCAGAATTTTGTCTTGATGTAGCAAGTCAAGCTGCAATTTATGCCGAAAAAGAAAAAGAAAAAGTTAAACAAGAAATCGAAAAGCTATGACAAGCGAACTATATTCAATAGTGCAAATAGCTGAAATATCAAATCTAAGCTATTCCGCAATAAAGGAAAGGATAAAACGACTATCTATATTCCCAGACGCTGTAAAAGGAAAAGCAAGGCTTTTTAGCGAGGAAAAAACGCAGTGTATAATTTCACAAATAAAATATCATAAACCAACGTACTGGGCTATTTACGAATCAAAAATGAACTATGAAAACAACTAAAAAACAAACAGCAGTAGAATGGTTAATATCAGCAATATCATTCGATAATGATGGTAAAAAAGAATTTGTTTACAATGATAGCTATGACTTGTCTAAATTATTTAATAAAGCCAAAGAAATGGAAAAGCAACATATTATTGATGCTTATAGAAAAGGTTTTATTTCAGATGATATTAAATTAGCCTCAGATTATTACAACGAAACATATGAAATTTAAAGGACATATTCCACAACGCTTCGAAACAATTTTCGAGGAGGAGCAAAGACTAAAAGAGGAGGCTAAAAAGCTGGCTGAACTAAACAAAAACAAAAAAGTAATTAAATACGATTTGAAACGATGAAAGATTTAATAAAAAAATGGTGGAATAGAGAATGGTCAAATTGGGAATTAGACCACGAAAGTCAAAACTATTATACTCTTTCAAATAAAGAATATTACATAGTTTTAAAAAGGACATCTAACGATGGATTAATTCAATTTAAAAAAATATACAAAGCAAAATGAAAATCAAAATAAATAAAATTTGCAAAGATCACGAAATTACTCAATCCAATTTAGCTCGTGAGTTAAAAGTAAGCACTAGGACAATCCAAAACTTACAATATGGTAAGTTTCAAGTCAAAGCCTTAACTTTAGTTAGATTAATGACTTTTACAGGTGAGAATATAGGAAGTTTTTTTGAGCAATATGTTGAAAATGAATAAAAAATAAAATATGAAAGGAAAATATTTAATAACTTGTGATAATTGGTTTTTTGCACCAGATGGTAGACAATATAGAAATGTTTGGGGCGAAGTAGAAATTTTAAACGATTCTATTTTAGGAATAAAAACAAATATAAGAAGTTCAAATTGGTTTTGTAAAATAGGGTCAAATGAGAATCATGTTATAATAGCTGGATGTCAAATACATTATGCTGTGAAATGTGAAAAGCCAAATAATTCCGATTTAATCAATGATTTTTCGGCTGAAAATGGAGAAGTAAAATACTATACTAGACCTTCATTAATTTATATTATAGAATAATTAAACGTAAATATTTGCGTATATTAAAATAAAGTTTAACTTTGCACTATTAACCAATAAAAAATATAATAATGTCAAAACAACTTTTCGAACTAATGCAACAACAGCAAATCGCTGAGGCATTTCCAACTAAAAAGCAAGTGCAATCTAATGCACAACAATTCGCAAATGAATTGATTGAAAACGGTGAACAGGACAAATTAGAAATGTTTGCTCAGGCTATTAGAATTAACGAGGCTTTGTCAATCGTTACCGATACGCTAAAAAAGTCTTTGCCAGTTGAAAATCAAACAGCTTACGGAATTGAAATTGTACCTGTAAATGGCCGCACAATGATTCAATACAACGAGGATCCAATCTGGCAACAATTAAATGCTGATTTGAAAGCTCGTGAAGAACTTTTAAAACTTGCACTTAAACAGGATGTTATTGACGCTTATGGAAACGATGTGCCAAAAGTTTCTGTAAAATATAGTTCTGATTCATTAACAGTAAAATACTAGAATATGCAATTAAATACACCATTAACAATAACTGAAATAGATTTTAGAGTTCAATCAGTTAATAAAGGAGGTTACGCTACTATTTTAGCGTATAAAGATGCTAGGGTTGATATGAATAGACTTGATGAAGTTTATGGAGTTGAGGGATGGCAGAAAAAATATGAATTAATTGACAATCATTTATTTTGTTCCGTTGGAATATGGTCGGATAAATTAAGTCAATGGATTT